ACCCCGTTGATGTGCTTGAACAGGTTGAGTTCTGTCAGATGAAACCTGTGCTAACGTCACGTGGGTACTGCATTGTTCGTAACCATGGCACTGTATTCAGCAAGGACTCCACAACAACACATGACATGTCTGACCCCAAGGTGTTCTCAGCCTATTGTGGAGCGATAGGTGACTGTGGCATGGCATTGGCTTTTGACGTGCCAGTCCAGTCGGCCTTCTACTCTGCGTTTTGCCGGGCCGGTCGGCCCAGCAACATGACCGTCACAGGCGGTATGGGCTGGTGGAGGGGAGCATTGAGCAAGCGGAGCCGTGTCGCTCCTACTGACGAGACGCGTTATTCTTATTGGCTGGCCTTCGGGGTGACACCTGAGGAGCAAATCATTATGGAAAGCCAATTGGATGCCATCTCGATCATGTGGGGAGCTCCGCACGATACTGACCTTTGCCGAGGAAGTATCGATTCACGTAGGTTGTTGTAGAATGGTTAAGTCTAAACGCACCAAGAATCAGAACTTGAAGGGAAACAAGGCGCGGGTGAGGATGCGGGCTCCACGAGTCATGGCAAGCCCCCTCGTAGCTTCCCACGCTCGTATGATAGCTGACCCTTGCAATGCCCCATTGGATAGTGGCATTTATGGCGGCACTAAGGGGACAGTCATGCGGCGTTATCGTAACATTGTAACCGCGTCCCATTCGCCTGCATCCACGGCGGCCACATATTATTATGGGCTGCTTTACCACCCCGTGTTTGGGTCTTTTCGTCTTTATGACTCCACCACCCCAGCCAACACTTGGCACACTGCTGCTCGTCAGTGTACCTTTGCTGCATATAGTGGGCTCAATGTGGGCGTCGCTTCTGCACAACGCAGTTACGGTGCGTGCTTATCGTTCTCTTGGCTCGGGACCGAGCTGACTCGCCGAGGAGTGGTCTACTCTGGTGTCATCCCTGGCTCTTTAGCCTGGGAGTGGCTTAATGGATCCAACGGTGGTGAGAATGCGTCCATCGAGCCCCAGCAGCTGGTGTCGTTGCTTGCCAATGCGTGCCGGATGCCTGGGGATAGGTGTGAAGTGACATGGGTGCCTACTGATTATGATGGCGAATATAGGGAACCTAACCTTAGTCCTACAACTGGGGACAGGGCCATTGCCGCCAATTTTTCGCGGACTAATTTCGTGCTAATGGTTTTTGCCTTGCCCCAGGGTGTTGGTGATGTTGATTCCATTGAGATTCGCACCACTACTATTACCGAGTCGGCCTTGCCCACGGTTGGCATTGTCAACGATGCGGCGCATGTGACCAATAATGGTAGTGCGGTTAAGGTCACCGATGTTATTCGCGTCTTTCAGTCCAAGGACCCGTCTTGGTACGTTGACACGTTCAAGAAAATGCGCGGGTTGTTTGGTAAAGGGTTGACAGCGTATGCACGCGGTGGGGTTCTTGGTTTGGCCAGCGAGGTCGCTGGTATGATCATTGCGCCACGAACTAACATTAGGGGTTAGTTGGGACAGGTTAGTACTGGATAAAATAGTGCCAGCTTGCTGTGACTGGGGTGGTTCCCAGATCATTATTGGGCGGGGCAAGCCAACGCGTGGACAGGGGGCGGCAACCCTCCTCTACGTTATTAGCACTCGGCACTTTTCCATCCCAGGGTAGCGTAGAAAATACTAATAAAATTTAAATGGGGCTGTACCGCGGCAGACTACCCCCCATCCCCATATCACTCTAAAATCCAG